ATACGAAGATTATAATGTATCTGCGCCATACACATTTGTAACCGACGGCACCAACTACCAATACACACTACCTACAAACTTTTACAAACTTATGGGTGTAGATGTTGGGCTAGGTGGTGGTAACACAGGATACGTTACTATTAACAAATTTGACTTTATAAACAGGAATGATTATGTATATCCATCTGTTACGAGCACTTTCGCTGGTGTGTTTAACGCTCGCTATCGCCTCGTGGGTAACAATTTGCACCTTATTCCTACTCCTAGCGCTGGACAAACTATAAGAGTTTGGTATGTGCCTCGTTGTGTACAGTTGCTTAAAGACACAGATATCGCCGATGGAATAAATGGCTGGTTACAATACGTTATTATTCGAGCGGCAAAATATATGTTGGACAAAGAAGAGTCTGACAGTTCGCATCTAGATGCTGAATTATCTTTCCTACAAAAGCGTATCGAAGAAACTGCAACCAACAGAGACGTTGGTGCACCAGATACTATTTCGGCAACGCGCAGCCAAGGCGGCTGGGGTCCAAATGGTAACGGCGCCTTTGGTGGATTTTAGTGCTCCGGTGTATAACTTTTAGACAACCTAAGCTCGGGAGCCCCAAGTGGCATTGCCAAAGTTTGTAAGCGACGACCAAGCGCTAATGCTACTCCAGACCCAGTGGGCATCTAAACTTGACCCACTGCTGGCTATTGGATTGCTAAATGGAATACAATTAAAGAGTGTACAGTTGGCTAGTGGCACAAATGTTATAAACCACAAGCTGGGGCGAAAGCTCCAGGGCTACTTGATTACTCGCTTACGCTCTTCCGCTACAATTTTTGATACACAAGACGCGAACAGCACTCCGCAGCTAACATTGCAACTAACCAGTAGTGCATCTGCTCTAGTTGATATATACGTTTTTTAGGAGAATATTAATATGGCTACCACAACTTCCCCAAATATGTCATTGCCTGTACCGGTGGTTGGTGTAGAACCAGGTCCCGCATATGCGCAAGATATTAATACATGTTTAACTACTTTAGATGCGCACAATCATACTTCTGGTAATGGCGTCCAGGTGCCTTCCAGCGGTCTAAATATTAACGCTGATTTGCCTTTTGGTGGCAATAACGCTATTACTATTCGTAGCGCGCGATTTAACGCACAACCGGCAGTACTTGCAGTTGCTACAGACCGACGCTGCCTTTATGCCGTAGGTAATGAACTGTATTACAACGATGGACTGGGCAACCAAGTTAAAATTACAAACGGTGGAGCAGTAACTGGTTCTGCAGGTACTATAAGCGGGCTACCAAGTGGTACTGCGTCTGCAGCATACATCGCTGGCTCTCAAACTTTTGTATTTCAAAGTGCAACAAATATTGCAGCTAACATGGACTTTGGCAGTATTGTGCTACGAAACTTAAGCCCAAACAGCACATACGGAGTAACTATCGCTCCGCCTGCAGCACTTGCTGCTAACTACAGCCTTGTGCTACCAAATATTCCTGCATCTAATAGTTTTGTTACTATAGATACTTCTGGCAATCTTGGTACAGCTAGTAGCATTGCAGGCACACAAATAGCAGCTGCATCACTAACTGGTGCGCAACTAAGTGCTTCAGCTAATATTGCCGGTTCGCAACTAGCTGCAGCTGCAGGCATAGTTGGCACGCAAATTGCGTCAGCTACTATTGCAGGGTCTAATATTGCCGCAAGTACTGTAGCTAACTCAAACATGGTAGCTAACACACTTACTCAAGCATCTGTAAGCACAAGTTTTATCAACAGCGGCTTATATACACCTATCCGCGGTGCAACAAATAGCAACGTTGCTGGATATACATATAGACCGGCTCAATGGCTGCAAGTAGGCAACACAGTTACAGTAAGCGCCCGAGTAGATGTAACATTGGGCGCAGCGACTGCATTTACAATAAGCTGGTTTTTGCCTATTGCTTCTGTATTTACTGGCCAATGGCAAGTTAACGGCATGGGCTACGATGAAGGCAACACATTTTCAGGTGTAATTCAGCCTTTAACTACTTCTCAGGTAACTTTTAGTTCACCAAACACTTTGACTGCTGGTGCAACTTATTTTGTACATTGTCATTATACTTATCAAGTAATTTAAGGCTTAAAAATGCTTAACAAACAAGGCTTTAACATACCGTTTGGTCAGGGGCTCGATAGTAAAACAGACCCAAACCAAGTTGCAACAGGTAAAATGCTCGCATTGCAAAATGCAGTATTCGGAACAGGCGGTCAGCTCAAAAAGCGTAATGGCTTTGGGCTACTATCTACGCTGCCAGATGCAACAAATAGCACTATTACAACCTTGAATGGTAATCTAATTGCTACTGGTGCGAATTTACAAGCATACGCAGCGGACATTGCGTCATGGGTTAATCGCGGTACTATTCAACCTGTTAGCCTAAAAACGCTACCAACTATCAGAAACTCAACAAGCCAAATAAATTGTGACGCAGCAGTTTTGGCCAACGGATTAGCGTGCTATGTGTACACCGACGCCTTGGGTAACAGCTACTATAACCTGAGTGACTCTAGTACTGGCCAAGTAGTTGTGCAATCTACGCAACTAGTTGCAACCGCAGTCAGCCCTAAAGTGTTTATATTTAACAACTACTTCTTGATTACTTACATGGCTACTGTAGGTGGTACGCCTCATTTGCAAGCTGTGGCTGTTCCGCAACAAGCTCCTGGTAGCCCTGGTGCACCTTTTGATATTTCTACAGCAGTTTCGAGTATTACAGCCGGATACGACGGAGCCGTTATTGGCAACAAGTTTTATGTAGCTTGGGATGCATCAGACGGCGGTCGGGCAGTACGATTGACAAGCGTTGACAGTTTCTTTGCAGTATCGACCAGCGTTGCTATTGCTACAAAAATTGCTACACAACTTGCTATGACTGTAGACAACAGCGGTAACACACCTGTGCTATGGTTTACATTTTATGACAGTGCTTCTAAAAACGCATATGCAACAGCTTACAATGTATCGCCTAATTTGGCTGTTGCACTTGCTCCGGTGCTTGTCATATCAAATATTACTACAAACCAAATTAGCTGCTTAGCTACCAATGGAGTAATGACTCTAGTGTATGAAAATAGCGCTACATACAGCTACAACTCAGTAGCTTCAGACTACTTGAGCACCCTGACTTGCACAATAGCAGGTATAGCTAGTGGCGCAACAATATTGCTACGGTCTGTCGGCCTTGCTAGCAGAATTTTTACTTACAAAAGCACAACTTATATGCTTTCTACGTATAACGGCGCTTTTCAACCAACTTATTTCTTAAACGATTTGAGCGGCAACATAATTAGTAGGCTTGCACCACTTAATGCAGGTGGCTACGTCCAAGGCCGGACTATACCATCAGTTAGCATACAAGGCTCAAATATCTACATTCCATATTTGTTGAAAACTCTGTTAACAAGTGTGAATAAGTCTCAGGGTGTTGCAAACGTCGCTGGTATATATGCACAAACAGGCATTAATTTGGCTACATTTGGCATAAACAACTCTGCCCAATATAGCAGCGAAATTGCTAACACGCTGCACCTAACTGGTGGACAACTATGGATGTACGACGGCGTAAAACCTGTTGAACACGGCTTTCATGTATACCCAGAAGATTTAGGCTACACTACTTCTACAACGACTGGTTTCTTAGCAGCCCAGATTTACTTCTATATTGCTACATATGAATGGACAGATGCACAAGGTAACCTCCACAGGTCAGCACCAAGCGTACCACTTAAAGTAGACCTATCAGCTAGCGGCACATCTACAAACATAAACACAATCAACGTGCCCATGTTGCGTTTAACATATAAGGGCGCTTCAAATCCGGTGCGTATTGTGGTATACCGATGGTCGACCGCACAACAAAATTACTATCAAGTAACAAGTATTCCTGCTCCGAACCTTAATTCGGTAACGGCTGATAGCATATCGATATCGGACAATTTGTCAGACGCATCTATACTTGGTAATACATTATTATATACAACTGGCTCGGTGGTAGAAGATGTTTGTGCACCTGCAAGTAGTGCTTCTACTCTATTTAAGTCACGATTGTTTATTGTCAATGCTGAAAACCGCAACGAGATTTGGTACAGCAAACAAGTACTAAGTGGCACACCAGTAGAGATGTCTAACTTATTTACAAGGTTTGTACCGCCGACTATTGGTGCCCAAGGTTCTACAGGTCCAGTGACGGCACTGGCTGCTATGGACGACAAGCTAATAATATTTAAGCAAAACGCTA